TCATGTCTGAAATGTATCGCGCATCCACTCATAGAGTTGTTGCTCATTCAGTGATTGCAGCGGTATCGATTCAAACAGATCACCCGGATCGGAATCACGACGACAGAACTGATAACTGGCCATGCCGGGATCGGCATCATGAAAAATCAGCAGGATGCGTTTACCAGTTTTCAGGCAATCTATGGTCATGATATCGCTGGCAATACCGGCATTTCGCATCTGCTGATTGATGGCGACAACAGGATTGATATCGGCAAAATCGGCCTGAATGCGTGCATGCGCGGCCTCAACCGCTTCACAGATGCTGGCAATGGGTGGTGCAAGATTCAAAGCAGAAACTCCTTGTGTGGCTGACAGCTTAGCAGGATTGGCCGTGCATGCCATGAAAGGGCGCCTGTATGCCTCAGGCTGCTATGAACGGTATATTGAACTATAACAGTGGTATGCCTTGTAAAGTCCTGTTGCTTGTTCTCTATATGCTGCTGGCCATGCCTGTTATGGCTTTTGAGCCTGTTCTGGCTGAAAAGTGGCATGCTGGTGATGATCCCTCTGGCTATCTGATTAGTGAGAAGCTCGATGGCGTACGCGCACTCTGGGATGGTGAGAAGCTATATACGCGCAGTGGTCATCTGATTCATGCGCCTGACTGGTTTATTGCTGGTTTTCCTGCGCAGGCCCTGGATGGCGAACTGTGGATCGGCAGGGGACGTTTCTCAGCGGTTTCCGGTCTTATTGCCCGGAAAAATATAAATGATCCACGCTGGCATGATATAAAATACTGTATTTTTGAGTTGCCTGAGGCTTCAGGCGAGTTTGCCGAGCGCTATCACTTGATACTGAAGCTGCTTGATCAGGCAAAGATCAGCTGGCTTATGGCTGTACCGCAGTTTCGTGTAGCTGATGCGACTGAGCTTGATCAGCGCTTGAAGAAAGTGGTGTCAGAAGGCGCTGAAGGCCTGATGCTGCATCGTGCGGATGCCTTATATCAGAGTGGCCGGTCGACTTTGCTGCTGAAGTATAAACCCTTTGATGATGCAGAAGCGCGCGTGATTGCACTGATTCCTGGGCATGGGCGTTTGCAGGGAAAAACCGGTTCGCTATTGGTTGAGGCAGCAAATGGTCGGTATTTTCGTATTGGCAGTGGCCTGAGTGATCTGGAGCGAGAGAATCCGCCGCCGATCGGCTCAATCATCACATACAGATATAACGGACTGACAAGCCATGGGTTACCACGATTCCCACGCTTTTTACGTGTTCGATTGAATGAATAGGCTATATAAAACAGCGGCTTATGATGATGTCAGGCGTCGATTTATTTACTAAAAGGGCGCTGATGCCGGAATGATTAAACTCTGAAGCTGTTTTATTTGTGCTTAATCGAGGTTCCAGCGTTTGCGGCTCAGGCGAAACAGCAGTTTACGTTTCTCGCGATCATTCATGTTTCTCAGAGCGGTCAGATAGACAGCCTCATCTTCAGAGTGCGATTCGCACAGCAGCATGACGTCGCGCTGTAGATCAGATGGCAGGTTATTGAATATCTGCAGAGCATCGGCACTCAGGTTCTCAGGATTCATGGTTGCGCATTATCGGCATGAATCCGATTTCGTCTATGTACTGGGGTTCGCGTTCCCGAGGGGATGCCATCTGCAAAGATCATCAGAGAGATAACGTCAGAGAGTGATGCGTGGTCGTTTTAATTTCAGGCTTCTGTATGATTAGCTTTATCAGTTCAGGGGGAGTGCTTTTTTGGCGCAGCTCTCTGTATATATGCAATTCTATAAAACGTCGCATAATGAATAGTATGGGGGATAACGCAGGGAAAACTTAGGTTTCCCCGTCACTCAACATCGCGTGGATGTACTCCCGAACCAAGCGCCGCAACACAATCGCAGGCTCTTCGCCTTCAATGCAGCGGGCTACATAAGCAAAATCTTCATTCAAACGCTTGCTACACTTGGCCGAAAGGTAGGAAGTTTTCACAGACTGATCTTCGGGGTAGGGGAACCGCTCCCGAAGGTGGTCTAGTTTGTCCAGATCGGCCTGATTGAACTGAGCAGGTTTTACAACTTTACTCATGGTGAGTCACTTTAATTCCAAGTATCAAGTAGAATTGTCGGCCCTGCGGGCCTCCAATTTGGGGATATATTAGCAAAATACGATTTGTTATTTTCATCAGAATTCGGTTATTACTCAGAAATAGGCGCATAAATCATATCTTCAAAGCTGGCCTTGCTGCCTTCTGTCATTTCGTATGAGTCACCAAGCCAACGGAGAATATACTCAGCGAACTGCTGACCATCCTTTTCACTTAAAATGTCATCGGGATCATTTGACAATTTAAGTCCGCGCAAAGAGCCAAAGGAGCCGGTCATTCGTCTGCGGTAAATCAACTGCTGAATCATCCAAACATCTTCCGGCTTTACCTTGAAGTCATGAACGTACTTGCAGACCTCCATCAGTGAAGCGAGCAGCTGAGCATCATCATCAGCTGCCAGATCACGAACATCACACACGAAACCGCCCAAAGGATTTCTATCTCGAAGCTCAACAGAAAGAGGGTGAACCTTAGGATCACCATAAAGTTTCACCCAATTTTCAGTGGTAATACCATAGCCATGCATCAAATAGTGAATGTGAGGATGCGCTTTTCCGGAATTTTTACCGGCCTTAATTTCAATCGAGTAATAGCCGCCCAGGTAGTTGCTGAAAAAAGTGGATTGGCCACCACGGGAAGAATCATTGCGCCGGGCCTTCATAAAACTTTTATGAGTCTGAATCATGCAGTCGATCGCATACCCCCAATCATCAATATCAGGCTGGGAAATAGTGACCAGCTGAAAAAAGGGCTGAGAAAGCCCGACAAGCTTGGATGAAAGCTCACCGGCGTTCTTTCTGGCCATACGCACAGCGCACAGCGGACAGCAAACACGATGCTTGCAGCTGATAGAGCTACGCACCTTAATCTCGCCGGTTTCTTGGTAATGTCTGAGAAGCATATAAAGGCCGCAATCGCGCATATCGTCTGCGTACTTTTGCAGCAGGGGTTGATTTTTCGGAACCGTTTCCACTATCTTGTCGGCTAGAAAGCGGGCGCGCTCATAGGCTAGCGCTCGTTCAATGGGGGCTGGCAGGCCCCCATTGACGTTTTTATTTTTCATGAAACCTCCCTCTATGAATTAGCCTGGCACGTAATTACATGCTCGAGATCTGCAGCATGTAATTACAAATCGATTCAGCTCCTGGGACAGCTGTAATGACAATCCGGATCTCAATTGTAATTACACCGCCGGCAACTTTGGCTGTTTCAGCTGATAATCGATAACCATCTGAACCATAATCTCACGAAGAACATCAGACTTATTGACCCATCGATGGCGGTACTTTTCAGCAACCATTTCAGAAAAAGCCTCATGAAGCTCAGGAGTGAGACGGATCTGCAAAACTTTGGTGTTGTGGCCAGAAAGTAGGGGTCTGCGAATAGCATCCTCTTCAGCTGTCCATTCGTCCCAACGCTTAATTTCCATAGTAAGAGCTCCTGCAGGGTGTAATTACATGCTCAAGATCTTGAGCAAGAGAAAACGTATCGACTGTGCATAAATCGGCCGGTTTCACGGGGGTCCGCGAAACCACAACCGGCCTAACGGTCTGGGTAACGATGCGCGAAGCGCATGGGGTGAACTTGGAACCGTTCATTTCAGATGATCCGGCAAAGGAATCCCAGCAGATGCATAAGCAGCGACAGGATCAAACTTAACCCAGCTCTGATGCTCATAGGCCCAGCGGGTTTTTAGAAACTCTGTAAGAGGATCAGGTGAGTCAGTCTCAGACTCAGAAACAGACATGCTAGAAATCTGCTTGGCAGTCAAATCCAAAGTCTGAACACACACTGAAACATCAGAGTCCATGACCTCAAATTCAGAATCGTGACACTTGCAGATGAATCTGCCGCGCTTGAAAAAAGCAGAACAACCGGAAAGAGCAAGAGCTTCAGAGTCTGGAGCCGCCTGCTCTTCGCCAGCGCGACGCTCCTCCGTCGCTCCTCTCTGGCTCTTCGCCTGCGACTCTGGAGACAAAGCACTTGCTGGCATCTCAGAGGCTTCAACAACAGGGATAGGATCAGGATTTGCACGCTTATAAACTGAATATCCAAAGTAGCCCATCAGACCAACACCAGTAATGCCACAAATAAGGAACATCCAGAAAGCATTGGGAAGCTTGAGTTTTAACTGAGTATGAAGACTTGCAGAACGATAGAGTCCAAAGGTTTTAGGATCGGGTGAATAATTAGAGTGGGCAGCTTCTAGACGACTCTGGCGGCTTTCAGTGTTTCCAACTTCGGCCCATTCATAAATTTTTCGGCCAAAAGGGGTTAACCTAATGTGGACATGACGGGAGCAAAGACCAAGAACATTTGAATCAACCAAGCGTGTTCTTTGTGTGATAAGAAGAAAATCTAAGCCCTGATGGCGATGAACCTCCAAAGCAGCGACATGAGGAGGGACAGCCTTAGAGCTATTACGTGGCCTAAACCATCTCTGGCACTCATCAATGACGATCAAAGCACCTTTATCAGGCTGGCCATTCCCGTTTTCTTTCCAGCAACTATCGGGATCGAAGTCAGGATCATCAGGGTTGAGCGGATCGTACTTATCAATCCCCAACCAGTTGCCCTCTTGCCATTGGTCAATGCGACCGGCTTTTTTAACGTTTAGAACTAAATCGGGGATATTATCACAATAGATCGTGCGGCCTTTTTTCAGCTCTTCAAGAAGGTATGAAATCACCCAGGACGTTTTGCCGGAGCCGGGTGTACCAGTAAGAACCGTAATCACGCTGCATTAACCGAAAACTTGCTGAAAGACATAAGCAGCATGCGAGCAGAGATACCACCCAGAATGATGCCAACACCTTCAACGCAACCGGATAACTGGATAATGCCGAGAACATCGGAAGGCATGCCAACCATCTGACCGCGAATATAGACAACCGAAGAGTCGAGAAGGGCAGTAACACCTGTATAAGTAACGATCCCAACACCCAAGCCAACAAGAACCTGCTTGGCCAGAGGAACGGCAATAGTGAGAAGCCAAGCAGCCCACGTCATTGCTTAACACCACCAACAAAAATCATGGTGGCAATCAACCATGAGGCGGCCAAAACGATAGGCTTGATGTTTATCATAAAGTCACAAAGAGGGTTGAAGTCAAAAGCAGCATTTGCACCTGCATAAGTGATACCTACAGAAGTAGGGCACATGCCTGCCCCTTGACCAACATTCTGAGCAGAAATTGCTGTAGAAAGATCGATAGTTGAGGTGGCCAGAGAAGACTGACCGGTTTCAGTTCCTTTATCAGAGCAACCAGCAGCATCAGGGTTATCAATGCAATATTGCTTGAAGCTGGAAGCATTCACAGCATCAGTGATGGCCTGACGTTCTTGAGTGGATTTTGTAGCAGCTGAATCAATTGACGCTTTGACCTGATCCACACTCGCAGTAGTCCGATCGGCTGCCTGAGCAACCTGATAAACATCGCCAGCAGTTGAAGCAGCAGCAGGATCGGTAGGTGCAGTAGAAGTGGTGGCTGTACCACCACCACCAGAAACATTGCCAGTTAAAGCTTGACCATCTGACAAGAGGCTGCCGTTAGAATCCAGAGTGAGCTGATGGACATTTCCGTCTGAGTCAGTCCATGATCCCGATTGAAGTGGATTGCCATTAACAGTAATACCGCCAACACCATCAGAAACTATTGTATCAGTTAATCCAGAAGCATTGGAATGAGTATATGAACCGGCGTTAGCTTCTTTCTCAACACTGAAACCATCTTGAACAGCTGCTGGATCAGTAGCTGCAAGGGCATTTACTCCGTCAACTACCGATTGAGCACCAGCAGTGTCGAACATTGCAGCATCCCACATTTGCTCAGATGCAGTCTGATTTACTGTAGTGGAGGCACAAGAAAGCGTGATATAATCAAAGGTAGCACCCGAAGTATCGTTTGTAACAGACATGATCGAACTACCAGTTAAGTCAGTCCAACCGTTGATTGTGTTGCCTGCTGGAACTTGACCTTCTGCAAGTGACTTAGCTTCGCCTTCTGGGTAATTGGTGCCATTGAATGAACAATTGCGAGTGGTTTTAGGACCACCGGTGTAACCAGATATGGCAGCAACAGCAGCGATAGCAGTAAGAGCGGCAGCAGTGTTTTTAGCGGCAAGTTTCCAATTGTTAAGTCCTGTAATGACAGGGCGACCGGCTGAATCAAAAGTCATAGGGCCAGAAGCAGAGAATCCGGAGACCTTAGAGAGAACCAGATCAGCAGCTAACGGTAGAAGAAGACCGATAACAGCGTCAGCCCGCATAGGATTCAAGAACAAGCCGAGAGTGAGAAAAAGAACAGTGAGCCGTTTCATTATTTCGACCAAAAAAAGAGAACAAGAAAAGGAATAAGAACGCAGAAAAAGCCTAGAAAACCTTCAAAGCCGATCATCTTGAAGCCCTTGCAACCAAGCCCCAACCGAGAGCAACCATGCATGCGCCAACAGTTGCCCAGGCAATGTCAGCACCTTCAGCGAAAGTGAGTGAACCGGCACCAGTACCAGCTCCAGCAACGAAGCCAGAATTATAAGAAGCATCCAGATCGGATTGAGTAAAGCCACCTGTACCCGATGTGCCACCAGCATTCTGAACAGCCAGGTCAAGTTCAGCCTGAGTATAAAAACCAGTAGGGGCTACGACACCGGCAGGATAACCAACGGCAGGTTGTGAATAGTTACCAACGTATCCATTAAGACCATATGAGAGTTCAGGAGAGCTGGAGACCTGCCACATTGAACCATTGAAAAACTCAGGCTGACCTGATGCGTTAAACCTAAAGTTAACATGCCTTGGAGCAGCAGCAGTAGCAGCGTCCTGAGACATAGAATCGGCGTAATAAATCCAGCCTGCTTCAGAAATGGCAGGTGATAAAAGAAGAACAGATAAGAGTAATAGACGCATCATTCGGATTCACCAGAGAATTCACGTTGATGTTGTTTGAAACCGAGATAAACGAGAGAGCTGAAGAACCCAAGAGCGAAGACAGCCGCATAGATAAAAAAGTCCTGTAACTCCATGGAATCCCCTCAAAAAAGAAATGGGGGCTTTAAAGGTAGCCCCCGTGAACCTTTTAGCGGCTTGCGCCCTGAAGCAGTTTCCAGCCTTTGAAAGCCAGGTAGCAGACAACCAGAGCACCACCGATGGTGGCCATAGCGGTCTGAGCATCAGTGATAGGTGTAGTATCAACGATCATGCTTATATCCTCCTTTTAATATCCCTTCCGTAGGGTGTTTTCCGACTAAGCCGGAACTAGAGCCGCCCAGATGACAACCCAGCTAAGAACCAAAATCGCAAGGACTTCGGGCAGGGTGTAGAGCGGCATGACTTTGAGCTTAAAAGACATTCGCATAACAATTGCCTCCAGCTTGATTGCACTTTAATTCGTGCAGGCGCAGATCGATCTGAGCGATCAAGTGACAATATTGGTGATACTGGACATCATAACGTTGTTCAGTCATTTCACCTTTAGATCGAGCTGAATGGATGGTGCAAAGGGCAAAGCTCAGCTTATCGCGAGCTGAGCGCAGCTCTTCCAAGCTGTAGTGATCGAAAGAGCCGCGCCGTTGCATGGTTACTCACACATAACGCCAGCAATGCGTGGCGCTGAATTATTCGACAGGGTGAGATCGATAGTTGCAGTGCGTGGAAATTTCTTCGGATTCGCACCAGCTGAAAAGTCGTCTGGATGAACTGCGCCAGACATAACGATAAAGCCTTCATCGGCTTCATTGGCAGGGATTGCAATATGTACGGGTTTGATGTTGTAGTCTTTGCCGGCTTTTGAAGTGCCAGAACGGGACGGCTCAGCGCCCAGAAGTAGTCCTTGTACTTTCATTTTAATTCTCCATTAAGTGTTACGGCTCATTGTTGTGACCTTCAGTGGGTCGGTAGGTTGCCGATATATAAGGTGCTCAATTTGAGCACTGTGCGGAGTATTGGTGCTCAATTAGAGCACTGTCAAGCAAAACTTTTTAGACCTATGGATGGGTGGTAAGGTGGAGCGTTATGGAAAATGCGAAAAAGTGCGCAAGTTCAATGAAAGACGTTTTTGAACTTATAAAGTCAAAAAATGACCTAAAATCCGACCGAGAAGTCTGGGAGGAAATTGGGCTGTCTGAAAGGTACTTCAAAGACGTAAAAGCAGGCAGGAAACATCTCAGCCAAGAAAAAGCGCTCACAATCGCTTCTAAGGCCGGTTTAACGCCTGAGAGTATGCTGGTATTGCTTGAGAGAGAAAAAGCCCGTAGCGGCGAAGTGAGAGCCGCCTGGAACAATATCATCTCTGGTAATAGTCGCATAATGAATATTATGTAAAGTTATGGAGATGTTCGTTGCCAGATCGTATCAAAGAAAAACAAAACTATTACGATAAGTTATATGCGCTTATGGAAGTTCTGCGTAAAGAATGTCCATGGGATGCTGAGCAGACCATCTCCTCTCTGCGACGTTACACGCTCGAAGAAGTTCATGAGGTTATCGAAGCCATTGACCTGGTTGAAGCTGGTGGTAACTGGGAACCTCTGAAGGCTGAGCTGGGCGATCTGATGATGCAGGTGCTCTTCTATGCGCGCATAGCTGAAGAGTCCGGCCAGTTCAATTTGGCTGATGTCTGCGATGCCCTGATTGATAAGATGATCTATCGGCACCCTCACGTCTTTGATACTGCCAATCCGGATGATCTCAACGATCAATGGAACCGGCTCAAGGATGCCGAACATAAGGATCGTGAAAGCCTGATGGATGGGATCCCCCCGCTGCCGGCGCTAAAATATGCGCAGAAACAGCAGCAGCGCGCTGCCCGTGTCGGCTTTGACTGGGCTGAGGCTGCTGATGTACTGGCTAAAATGCGTGAAGAACTTGAAGAACTTGAGCATGAAGTGCGCACTCAGGCCGAAGTGCAGCGTATTGAAGATGAATTTGGCGATGTGCTGTTTACGCTGGCCAACCTAGCACGCAAACTCGATCTGGATGCCGAGCTCTGTCTGATGCGCACCAATCGCAAATTTGCTGCCCGTTTCCGCGCCATGGAGCAATTGGCTGATGCCCATGCACTCAACCTGGCTGAGATGGATCTGGATGCTCAGGAAGCGCTTTATCAGCAGGCCAAGCGGCAGCTGAGCGAAAAATAA